GCTCGATCGTCTGATGTGGTGGGTGAATCAGGCGAAGCGTATTAACCAGATAAGACGGAAACCTGCTGATGAGTAACGCGTTTGATTTTGAACTGACTGCCGGGGATAAGGCCACAGCGACCATCAACCGTATTGATGAAGCGCTAAAGAAGCTGAATCCTCAGATTGAGCAAACCCGGCAGGGACTCAAATTCGGCGGCCAGGAATCCGATGATAAACTGGATGGGCTGACCAGCCGCCTGTCGAACATGTCCCGCGCGGCGCGGGACAATGTTCAGTTTATTGGCGATATGGTTCCCCCGCTAAAAATGGTAGGGGAGCTTGGTCTTAAATTTGGTGGCACGGCAGGCCGGTTTGGGCTGGCGGGTGCTGCCGCCTATGGCCTGGCGAAAGGCGGTATGGCTGCCGCCGATGCGCTGAAGCAGGCAGCCCGCAGTGCCTACGATCTGGATATTTCTGCTAAAAATGCCGGGATGCGCGTCGATGATTTTTCACGCCTTTCCGGTGCCATGCAGATACTCGGCGCTGACAGCCAGGCGGCACATACGTCGGTTGAGGGACTGTTTAAAACCTTCAACGATGCCGCCGCCGGGAATAACTCGGGTGTGCTGGCGGTCATGTCCCAGATTGGTGCGCAGATCGTTAAAAACAAAAATGGCACCGTTGATGTACTGAAAACCATCGAGTCCATCGCACGAATTTTTCCCGGTTTGCGTCCGGAGATGCAGAAAACCGTGGCGGATGCGCTGGGGCTTACCCCTGAAACGCTGTCACTGATGCGGGAAGGAAACCGCCTGAAAGAGTTGCTGGCCAAATCCGATAAATTTGGTCTTACCGTCGATCCGGCTATCAATAACCAGCTTACCGAACTCAACCAGACCATTAATGAGCTTGGCGCCGCCTGGGACGGTCTGAAAAATCGTACCAGCCAGAAAATTTCAGGCGCTGTTTTGTCCGATGGATCAGTAAAAGACGGTCTGGAAGGGGTTGAAGATATCCTGACAAACGGGCTCGACAGTATCTCATTGTCACATTTTCTCGGCGCCACACGGGGTAAAGAAGCCGACCAGTTGCGCTGGGGCTATAACAACCCTGAGTTTTATAAGTCGCTGGGGACGATGGATAAGGTTGGTCTCGATTTCGGGGTGATGACCGACGGGTTCCGCCAGCGTTATAACGAATGGATGCGGCCGGTTAATGCTGCGGAGCAATTACAGTCGGATCTCAATGGGGCTTTAATGCCGGTTCCCGGCGTTTCAACGGTTCCTTACGGTCAGCAGCCCAATAATGCCCGTGGGCTTCGCAACCACAATCCCGGTAACGTCCGCGCCGCGCCGAATGCAGTCGGGAATGACGGCAGTTTTCCGCAGTTTGGCTCAGACGCCGATGGCCTGGCGGCAATGGCGCGCCAGCTTATGCTGTATGGCGACCGCGGGAATAATTCCATCAGCGGCATTCTTCATACCTACGCGCCAACCAAAGAAAATATCACCAGCGCTTACATTGATGATGTTTCAAGAGCGACGGGGTATCAGGCTCAGGATCGCGTGAATCTTCATGATCCCGCCGTTCTGCGAAATCTGATGTCGGCAATGATTAAGCATGAAAACGGGACACAGCCGTTTAGCCGTGATCAGCTTGATGCGGGTGTCAGTAGCGCTATTTTTGATGACCGCTGGAGTGGACTCAGGGACAGCAACATCCTCGCGCAACAGCGCAGCGCTGGTGCTGGTGGGGATATCAGCCAGGCCATTAAAACGGCCTTTGACGATAATCCGATGAAACTGGATGTGACCATTACAAACGACCAGACGGGCGCGCGTAAAAGTGCAACGGTCAATAATGGCGGTCGCGTTGTTTTCCCCATGAATACTAACTGACTTCATACCCACCTTTTCTGGTGGGCTTTTTCTTTCCGGAGAACCGATGGCAATTGTTACCGACGCACTTTCATCGCTGCTGGGTATGGATTCGGGTTCCTCCCCCTGGTATCAGTCCCTGCGGCAGGCCAGTTTTCGCGGTGTTTCCTTCGCGGTACTTGCCGGGGAAACGAGCCACGGCAGGCGTGTGGCTGTGCATGAATATCCTTACCGTGATACCGCATGGATTGAAGATATGGGCCGCGGTGTCCGTAAAATTACCGTTCGTGGCTTTATCATCCAGGACAGTGTGGTCTACGGCGGCGGTGATGTTATTCAGCAGCGCCTGGCGCTAATCGCCGCCTGCGAAACAAAAGATGCCGGCACGCTAATTCACCCCACGCTCGGGGAAATGACGGTATCCATTCCTGAAAATGGCCTTCGCATCGGCGAAAGCCTGAACAGTGGCAGATCCTTCGAGTTTACCCTGACCTGCATCGAGTCCGGGCTGAAAGTGTTTGCCGTCACGACAACGGCCGCCGCCGTAACGGCGGTGAAAACAAACTATCTGAAGCTGGCCAGCACAACCGTCCTCAGTGCCATAGCCAGAATAAAAAGCGAAATCCGTGGCGTCACCCAGGGCATTAAAACCATCAAAAACACGATCGCTTTCTGGACGAATACTGTTGAAAGTACCATCAGCGAGGTGACCAATATCGGCAACACGCTGAAATCGACATTCGGCAATACCCGCTATGGCCGCTACAGCCAGGGATCAACAGGGGGGGCATCGGGAGCAAACGGGCAAACTGACGCGGACGACACCAGTGATCCCGGTGCGCTTGTAAAACAGACTATGGCCCAGGCGATTACGGACCGGAAGAACATTTCTGATGGCGTTTCTTCCCTTAATAATTCAGCCACCATCGATGAGTTTGTGCAGCGTGTCAGTGATGTGGTCGGCTCAGTTCTGGACGCCACCGGCGGCGTAAATGAGCGCCTGCGCGCGCTGGAAACGCTGGCAAACTCGCTGAGCACGCAATACCAGCAGGCCAGTGCGGATCAGGCTGTCGCCGACAGCGTAAACACGGTCATTCTGGTGCTGTGTTCCGGCGCGATGGTGACCGCGGCGGTTTCTGCCAGTCCGGGCAGCCGCGATGAGGCCGACGCACTCACAGAGCGAGTCTCTGCTCAGCTTGATCTGGCGCTGGTGAAAGCGGCGGATCGTGGTGATGATGACATTTATCAGGCGCTGCTCGATCTGCGTGAGTCGTTTATCACGACAATGGGCACCACATCCCAGGGGCTTGTTGACCTGGTTGAATTCAGTTCCGGGGCGTCCCTTCCCGCACTCACGCTGGCTAACCGCCTGTATCAGGATGCCGGGCGCGCCGGTGAATTGATCGCCGCCACATCTGTTCCGCATCCTGCCTTTATGCCCACAAAAATGAAGGTGCTTCGTAAATGACGGATGAAGTGACGCTGGAAGTTAACGGAAAAATCATTTCCGGGTGGGACTCAGTCCGCGTCACGCGGGGAATTGAGCGTTTCCCCTCCGACTTTGATCTCGGTCTGATGGACTATTACCCGGCAAGCGGCGAAAAGCAGCTCGTAAAAGAGGGAAACACCTGTGTTGTAAAAATTGGCGGCGACCTGGTGATAACCGGGTATGTGGACGACTGGTCGCCTTCCATAAACCGGGCAAGGCATGAGGTACGGGCGACAGGAAGAGGGAAGTGCGAGGATCTTGTTGACTGTTCAGCAGAGTGGCCGAACAACGTTATCAGCAACTGCACCGTGATGGACATCGCCACACGCCTGGCGTCGTTTTACGGGATTAAAGTGACCTGTGATGTCGGTGATCTTCAGACGGTTCCGCAGTTCACGATTAACTGGGGAGAGTCGCCGCAGGAGATCATTGATCGGGTCTGCCGCTGGGCGGCGCTGCTTTATTACGACAAACCGGACGGCAGCCTGTTGCTTACCCGGGTCGGGACGAAGAAAGCCGCGAGCGGGGTGGCTGAGGGGGTTAACGTCGAGGATGCGTATTACCGCAAATCGATGGCCGACCGTTTCTCCGATTATGTCGGTGTTTCTCTCGGTGTGTCTCCCATCTCCGGCTGGGCGCCCGGCTCGGCGTATGATTCGGTCACGCTGGCGACGGCGCGCGATCCTGACGCGGCCAGTATGCGTTACCGCAAACGCATTATTCTGGTTGAATCCACCATGCTGGCGAAAGATCGGGCGCAGAACTGTATCGACTGGGAGATGAACCGGCGCTACGGGAGGTCGCAGCAACTGAATGTCACCATCGACAGCTGGCGCGACAGCGCCGGGAAGTTGTGGGAGCCTAACACCCTGATCCCGGTAAACCTCCCGACACTGCAACTGGAAAACACGGAATTGCTTATCGCTGAGGTGACATTTTTACGGGATGAGCGCGGTACACATGCCCAGCTTTCGCTGATGCCGCCTGCGGCGTTCTCCGTCCAGCCCTATGAGTTTTACCAGGTCATTCCGGGGCTTAACCAGTGAGGAAGACATGGCAAATTTAATGACGCGCATTGCGAATATGTTCGGCATCGGGCGGGTGACCGGGCAGGATGATGCCGGTGCAGCGCAGCAAATTCAGTACCAGACACCGCTGGAAGTCGCCAGCGCGCATCGCCTGCTCGATTTTGGTTTTTCTTCCGGCCTGCCTGTCGGCAGCGATGTGGTGATCGCCTTTGTCGGCGGTGATCGCTCCAGCCCGGTGGTTATTGCCTCCGGCCATCAGGGTTATCGCCATACCGGGTTAAATCCCGGCGAAACGGTCGTCTATAACCAGTGGGCGCTGTCGATACTGCTCACCGAAGACGGAATAACCATTGAGGCGGCCGGGCAGGATGTGACGATTAATAACGCCAGAAACCTGACCGCGACGGCAACCGAAACGGCCAAATTTATCACCCCGAAACTTCTGTGTACCGGGGACATCATCGATAACTGCGACACCAATTCCGTCACCCTTAAACAGTTGCGTGATGCCTATAACCTGCATGATCACGACGTTAAAGAAGTGCAGTCGGGAAGCAGTACTGTCACGTCGGAAAAAACCGGGAGTCCTGTCGATGGCTGATATTAAAAGTCTCTGGAATGTCGATGAGCTTCATGCGGACTGGCTGGAAAACCCCGGCGCGCTTGTCAGCGGCGATGATTTTCAGACTGCCGTCATCATCAGCCTGTTCACCGATCGTGTGGCCCGTGCTGATGATCCGTATGAAGATAACGACCGCCGCGGCTGGTGGGGGGATTCGACAGAAGACAGTCAACTGGGTTCCCGTCTGTGGTTAATCCGGCGTGAAAAACTGACCCGCGAGGTGGCATTGCGTAGCGAGGAATATGCGCGTGAAGCCCTGAAATGGCTCGTCGATGACGGTGTGGTAATACAGATTGAGCCGGTTGCCCGGATTGTCTACCCGAACCGCCTCAATCTCTTTATCCGCTACCTGATCCCGCAAAATAACGCGTGGGAAACATTACAATTTTACTGGGTGTGGGAGTCACAGATAAATGCCGTTTAAACGAGCCACATTATCGGAACTGCGTGATCAGAACCGCGCCTTTATGCAGTCTGAGCTGGAAGCTGTCGGCCAGTTACTGCGTTTTTCCAACCTGAAGGTGCTGGCCGACATGGATGCCGGTATGGCGCATCTGCACTATGCCTATCTGGATTACATCGCAAAACAGTCCACGCCATTCAATGCAACGGATGAAAATCTGGCGGGCTGGATGGCGATGAAAAGCGTTTACCGTAAACCGGCCAGCGCCGCGCAGTCGCCTTCTGCGCAGGCGAAAGGCATGGCTGGTGCCACCCTGCCCGCCGGTACTGTTCTCAACAGATCGGACGGCTATCAGTACACCACGGATACGGAACTTGTCATTGCCGCAACAGGCTATGGAACAACATCAGTAACGGCGGTGCTCCCGGACATCAGCGATGATGTGACGGGTGGCGGGGCCAGTGGAAATGCCGACGCCGGAACCATTCTCACCCTTGATTCAAACGCGCCAGGAATCGAAAACCAGGTAACCCTACTGGTGGCCGCGACCGGCGGCGCAGATATCGAAGACGAAGAGGATTTTCGCAGCAGAGGGTTGCTGGCATTCCAGAATCCGCCACAGGGTGGCAGTGATGCAGATTATAAATCCTGGGCGCTGGCGGTTTCCGGCGTCACGCGCGCCTGGGTAAAGCGCCGCCTTAACGGTGCGGGCACTGTTGGTGTGTACATCATGTGCGACAACAACAGCAACGGTGGTTTTCCTGTGGGTACAGATGGTGTCTCACAGCTTGAGGACTGGGGGGCAGTAAAAGCCACCGGCGATCAGCTTGCGGTCGCCGATTACATCTATCCCCGTCAGACCGACACGGCGATCGTTTTCGTCTGCTCTCCGATCCAGAAGACCATCAATCTGGTCATCGGCGGGTTAACCGGTGCGGACAGTACCACTGTCGCGGCTATCAAAGCGGCGCTGACGGATCTGTTTTTTGATGCTGCTCAGCCGGACGGAACAGGGATTGTGTACCTGTCTGATATCAATCTGGCGATCGGCAGCGTCAGCGGAACGACCGGCTATATCCTCAATTCGCCGTCGGCAAATATCACCTTTAACGTTGGTGAAATCCCGGTTCTGGGTACAGTGAGCTTTGTATGAGCCTTTTTTCTGTTGAGAATTACACCTCAGCACTTCAGGCGCTTATGCCGCCGGGCAGGGCGTGGCCCCGTGAATCTTCATCGGTACAGGCGGCAGTCCTGCGCGCGCTGGCCAGTTCATTCCAGCGCTCAGATAATGATGCCCAGCGCCTGATTGCCGGAGCATTTCCGCCAACGGCAACGATCATGTTATCGGAGTGGGAGAGCTCGCTGGGGCTGCCTGATGACTGTGCCATCAGTGAAATCGGTGGCATCAGCGACAGGCAGCGGGCCGTGGTGTCAAAGCTTATCAGTACTGGCGGGCTGAACCGCGATTATTACATACAGGTTGCCGCAGCACTGGGCTACACGATCAGCATCACGCAGTTTCGCCCGGCGATGGCAGGAATGTCAGTCTGTGGGGATGCCCTGAATGGTGATGAGTGGCCGTTTACCTGGCGGATTAATGCACCGGAAACGACAATCAACTATGCCGTCGCAGGCGGCGCTTATTGTGGTGATCCGCTTGCCTCCTGGGGTAATAAACAGCTTGAGTGTTCCATCAATAAAATTGCCCCGTCGCATCTGAATATTATTTTCAGTTATTCGTAAAATAACAAAATTCTTATTCCATTCCTTATCGCTTAATAAAGTGAGGATTATCTATGCTCCGAATCGGGCAGGTAGAGGTAACCGCAACCTCTGACGGTAAATATACTGACGGCAGTGTCGCGGGCGGTATCGCTGCGACGCGCCTCAGGGCGACTGCATTTAACGCCATACAGGAGGAACTGGCATACATTGTTGAGTCAGCAGCAATAACCCTTAATATTAACGACACAACGCAGGTGCTGACCGCCCTGAAAAAGCTTTTCCTTTCCCGTTCCAACCCATTTTCCGATATTAAAGCGGATGGTGCTGCCGCTATAGCAACTGCTCTTTCAAACCTTGAGTTGGGAGATGGCTCAGCGCTGCCAGTAGGCACACCCATTCCTTGGTCCACATCCACACCGCCAACAGGCTGGCTTAAGTGCAACGGCGCGACATTTACCGCCGCACAATATCCGAAGCTGGCACTGGCTTACCCCGGTCTTGTGCTGCCTGACCTGCGCGGTCAGTTTATTCGTGGCTGGGATGACGGGCGCGGGCTGGACAGTGGGCGCAGTCTTCTGTCAGCTCAGAGTGACGCCATTCGCAACATCACAGGCCAGATAAGTGACATCTACGGCGGGGGGCTGATGCCTGGAACAAAAACCGGGGCTTTATCAGCCTCCACCGTCTCTGGCCCCGGTTCGTATTACTTAACAAGCACAACAACGGGTTCAGATCGCTCAATACTTTCACTCGCATTTAACGCTTCCGGTTCTGTGCCTACAGCATCGGAAAACCGCCCCGTAAACATTGCATTTAACTACATCGTGAGGGCTGCATAATGGCTTCAGCCGTACTGGACAAAAACAAAATTGCTACCGTGGCAGGGAATATCACCGTTTATAATTTCGTCGCACAAACCGGAGAATATACTGGCTCAAGCGATGAGTATCTGGCTGTCGGCATTGGCCTCCCTGCATATTCCACTGAAATTGAACCTGGCATCGCAGATGACGGTTATGTAATGGTATTTACGGGACAGACCTGGTCTCAGCAGGAAGACCACCGCGGCGAAACGGTATATTCGACGACAGACCGTATGTCTTCGACCATTGATTATATTGGAGCAATTAAAGACGGCTTTACCAGTGTCGCGCCTGCCTCGGGGTATGATAGCTGGAATGGCAGCGCCTGGGTTACCGATACCGCGGCACAACATGCGGCAGAGGTATCCGACGCAGAACTCCACACTCAACAACTCGTTGACGCAGCAATGCAGTCTGTCAGCGTCATCCAGCTAAAATTGCAGGCTGGCAGGACGCTGACAGATGCAGAGACTACGAAACTGAATAATGTGCTGGATTACATCGACGCAGTGAACTGTTTAGACACATCCACCGCACCGGATATTAACTGGCCAAATCTACCCATTTAAGAAAGATGTCACATCACCACGGATACAGCAAAGTGATATGGCAAGACTGGTGATAGTTTGATATTCAACTTTAATCGTTAAATTGTCTGGCGATTGATGTTGCATAACAACGCAAATCATCATGGTTTAGCCAGTATGAAATTTTGTTAAAATCAAAGTGCTTTCTCGCAGTGCTATATTATAAGGTGATTTTGTGTTAAATAAATGATGAATATATTTTTTCAAGTTTTTCGGTCTGAGAAAACAGATTAAACTCCCTTTCCATAAGCAGTCTTCCGGATGCTCCTAAATCTGCGATGAGGTCATCTGACTCAATAAGAGCAAGGATTCTTTCAGCCAAGGCGTCCGGATCTCTTGGTTTTATTAAATAACCGGTGACATCATCTATTATTGCTTCCGGTATACCTGCATGGTAAGTTCCAATAACTGGGAGGGATAACGCTGCCGCTTCCATAATTACAGTCGGGAGTCCCTCACTATCTCCGCTCCTTGCTTCAATACTCGGGACAACAGCAAAGGCCGAGTTTTTTATTTTATGCATTACGTCAGCGTGAGGTAGTTCTCCGAGCATTTTTATATGTTCACCAAGCTCTAAATTATGTATTTTAGCAGATAGCTTTTTCCGCTGTGGACCATCTCCTATAATGTGGAGTTGAAATCCTTGTAACTTATCTTTAATTCTGTTTATGGCGTCTATTAATATTTCTGTTCCTTTTTTTTCTACCAGTCTACCGACATGGATAATTACCCTTTCTTTACGTGTGTCTGCATCAGTTTTGTATTTGTTAATATCAATGCCTATTCTGTGAGTAATCAGTTTTTTTTCATCAAATCCCGCCTCTATAGCTTTGCTTCTAATGAATTCCGAAACACATAAAAAGCAATTTCCGTCCCTTTTTAATCTCTTGGAGAAGAGCGCATAATTTATCCACGCAGGCGATGTTGACATTAAAAGGTTTTTTCTGGACGTTGTTACATCAAACCCGTGTAAAGTGCTTACAAGAGGGACGTTTATTTTTTTTGTATACATCAGAGCATATAATGCATCGACGGCAAAGTGCGCATGAACAAGGTCAGGTCGGTGGTGTTTAGTGGCGGAAACCAGTTTACTCTGACACATTGTTATTGCCTGATATGCTTTAGCGAGCGTTGTTGAGTACCCCCCTTTTTTGGTGACGGATGTAAAAACAGTGTATGCTGATGGCGGTGGGGTGTTTATTGCCTCTCTGCCTATAAACTCAACCTCAAAATTCTTTATCGATAATGCCTGATTAGCTATGAAGGTCTCTGATAATTTAAATAACTGGTTACGGTATATTGCGATAGTTTTCATTTTAATCCCTTTATCAACGATAAATAGTTTTTATTGTGATATGTATTATTACAACATATATCAAAACTTAACGATCTGATCAAGCTCTGGTTTTTATCAGTTTTGCACTATATCTTCGACAGCAACATCAACGATGCGACGTTTAATGACTGCCCGGTGATGTAAGCTGAAAATGAAAAATCCCGCTTAGCATGGTGCCGTGGATGCGGGGGATAGCCATCGAATATGATTTTTATTCTGAGAATAAAGATATTCAGCATTTGCATTTTTTCAAGCCAAAAAATTGCTCAGTGGAGCAAGCAAATGCAACTATCTCAACGGGATATTAAATTTGCGACAAATGTCATCACCAGTATATTCTATCACATATGAAATTATTGAAGGTAGAATTATCAAGGCAATCAATAGATTGACGTGCCCATGAGGAGAAAAAGTCTGTCAGAAGAACGGGAGACTACTCACTAAAAACAAGTGTCATTTCACGGCAATGAATGTGAGCACGATAACTATAAACTAGTCACACGAGTCACTGATTCTCGCCTCTACAGAATCCTCATCACATGGCACCAGATTCCAATATGAGAACTGTAGTTTTTCACCAGGGCAATGCTGCGTTGTTGAGCAACATGAATATACCCGCGAAAACAGCAAGCGCGAACAGCGTTGGTAGAATAATATGCTTCATTTGATACCTGAGAAAGCCATTTGCCAAATGTTCCCCTTGTAACCGCAAGGAGGCTGATAGTGAATGTTGATATCAGGGCGTGTTTGAGGCAAGCGCCTGCAATAAAAAGTACGTCAAATACGCACCTACAAGCACGGCCAGTAAAGCGCATATTATGTAATTAAGTGGTTTTTTCATTGCTCTTCCGTCGAAAAATAGTCTCTTGAGTTTATGAGGAAAGGCGCATTAAAGTACATACTGTAAATTCGTCAGGGGTGGCCCACCCACCAATGGTATTAGGTCGCCAATGGGTGAGCCTGTGACCGCAGATTGTTCAACGTCGGCAGACAGCGGCAAATACGACACAGCCTTTACCGTGAAAAACAGACATCCGCTTTGCATTCGCGCTGGCTATACAGAAGAACCCAAAAGGCTATCAGTACCTGCGTACAGATGACTTCATTCGTGAACTGAACAGGCTCAACGGGCACTTCAGCCAGGCAGCGCAAATGAATGGATCAAGCGCTATCAGTCGGACTTCATCGACAAGACACCGGACTTCAGCGAGAAGCCCTGTGGATGCTCCGAATTATGGGGAGGGTTCACTGATGGGATTTCCTTCTCCAGCGTCAGATTACATTGAACGCACACTGACGCCTGAAATTTTATGCAACATTGACGCGCACTGTCAGGTGATCGAGACAAACACTGGCTACGCGGTTATAGACCGGTCGCTACGGCCAGCAAATGGCGATCTGGTGCTGGCGATGTATGACGGCCGCTGCCAGTTCGCCAGGTTGATGGGGGAATCACTGATAACTAATGGTGGGGATGCGAAAATCAGGTTTAACAAATATTCAGGGATACCCTGCATTGATGGCTAAACCATCAACCAACTACACTGGTGTGTTATAGTGCATGGGTAACTGGGTATTCTGAGTCATATTTCAATTAAAAAAGCAGACATGGACGGCCGCTTAAAATGTTTCTGAGAATTTTTTCGCTAAAGCAATCACTTTTTTAAGCGAATCAATATCACTTTCCCCTTTCACATCCTGCTTGAGATCCGCTACGGAGAAAATATAACCAGATTCAGTTTTTTTAATATTTAGTCTGGACTGATTTTTCACAAGGTTATTATCGGTATCAGTAGAAAGGAAGCAGAAAGTGAAGTTTCCAGTTTTAGACTTGAATGACTTAATTTCTGATACCATCAGTTTGTTGCCAAGCCCGAGCCAATCTCCCATGTATCTCCCGTCCTCCAGCGCCTCAGCCTCAAAATCTGAGTTCTCAAAGTAAACTTTGACTAGCGCTTTTGCTATTCGCTTTTCATCACTTATGCCAAGAAATTGTTTTATCATGTCTATCACCTCAAACTTAGCTCACAACTTTTTTGCGTAGTTTACAGTCTCTTTGTGCCATTTCGTATTCAAAAACCAAGACAAACTGCACTGCGGACAAAAAATGCGCAATAACGCTCTGGATGCAGCCAAACTGTTGGCCTGTTTCTTCATCATATTCGTCCATGTGGGTAACTATCCAGAGGGATCTTTCGTCCATAAGAGCGTACCGGATTAAAATTAGATACCCAGCATACTTACACATTCTTCTGGCACCCAGCCAGATTCACCTGAGTCATTGAGCGCCCAGTACCAGCTGTGAGTTCAACGGGTCGATGCAATGCTATCCTTAATCGAAGGGGGACGTTGCCATGAAACGAAGAACGCGCATTTACTACACGCCAGAACAGAAAGCGATTATCCAGGACAGATATAAGCAAG